AAAGTGTCATGTGAATTAAGACATATGACTAAAGATTCTGATGGTAAAAGTATTTTTGCAAAGATGATCGGATCTGCTTCCCATTTAGAACGAGATGAACGCGGTAAAAGTATTAGAATGATCAAAGTGGGTAAAGCAACGATGGCAAAACTGCATTCAGAAAAGAATCTTGACGGTAAAAGTTTAATGGTTATGAGAAAATATACTTGTTCAGAATGCGGATATTCTCATATCGCAATGATGATTGGCAAACATCAAAAGAAAACTGGACATTCTGGTAAGGTTTTAAATAATGAGCTATAATTTCAACATAAACGAAATAACAGGAAAGGGAAAAATGCAAGATGAATTAAATCTAGAGCCAGAAGTAGTTTGGGTAGTGGACAACACCCAGCGTAAAACTATCAAGGACGCAGCACGCTTCGGAGAAATTGAACATGTCTTTACTGACGTTCAGTACGATGACCCCGTTGCTCATGCCCGCGAGGTTTTAAAAGATTTCCGAGAAGGTGATTATTTATGCATGATTGGAGATCCAAAGTTGTCAGCAGTATGCGTCGGAGTATTGGCGCAAAACAATCCTGGGAATGAGATTAAGTTGTTGCAGTTTGACAGCCGAACCTTTCAGTATTTCCCAGTATATTTAAACTTTTAATAAAGGAAATAAACATGAGCTTTATGGATTCCCTCGTGAAGGGAAAGCAGGAACTACCTCCCCGAATTTGTATTTACGGAAATCATGGTATCGGTAAGAGCACAATCGCGGCTCAATTCCCCGCACCAATTTTTGTTAATACTGAGGACGGTATCGATTCATTGGATGTAACTTCATTCCCTCGTGCCTCTGAAATTGGCGACGTAGTAGGAGCTATCAAGACGTTGCTCAAAGAGGATCACAAGTTTAAAACACTAGTGATTGACTCTGTTGATTGGCTTGTTGAGCCGTTAATCTCTAAGAATGTTGAGTCATCGTATGACGCAAAAGACTTAGGATACGGTAAGAATCAAGTTTACGTAGCTGAAGAGTTCCGTGAGATTCTTCAGGGTCTTGATGCACTACGCCGCAAAAAGGGTATGAATATCGTCTTACTCGCGCATGCCTCAGTGGTTCGTTATGAGAACCCTTTGACTGAGCCGTATGACCGCTTTGTACCTAAGTTGCCTAACCGCTGCAATGCATTGTTGCAGGAGTGGTGCGACGTAGTAGCGTATGCTGGGTTCAAAGTGATTGTCAAAAAAGCAGACGTCGGCTTCAATAACACTGTAAACCGTGGAATCACTACTGGAGAGAGATTGTTGCATGTGACTGAAAGTCCAGCGTACATTGCAAAAAACCGTTATGCCTGTCCTGATTCTTTTGAGATGACCATTGAGGAAATCTCTAAAAATATACCTGTAGTATCTTAATAACCTAAAGGAGTAATAAATATGTCTAGTAAATTTGGATTTGATTTAAATGAGTATGAATCAGAAGAACGTAGCTACGAGCCATTACCAAAAGGTGAGTATGAACTCAAATGCACAGAAGCTGAAGAGAAAACAACTCAAAAGGGCGGAACTATGATTGCTGCAACTTTTGAAGTAGTCTCAGGTAAGTATGCTAACCGTAAAATTTGGAACAACTACAACATTCACAACGATTCAGAAAAAGCGCAACGCATCGGTCGTGAGCAGGTTTCAGCATGGGCACGTGCCTGCGGTAAGCCAAACGCTACCTCTGTTGATGAATTGCTTGAGCGTAGTTTTACGGCGGTTCTTGATATTGAAAAAGGCACAAATGGCTACTCTGACCGTAACCGTATTGTAGGCTACGTAGGTAAGGATTCAGCCCCAGCAGTAAAATCTAAAGCTAAAGAGCCATCATTATTAGACTTAGAAGATGACAATCTTTCAACAGCTAAGGTAAAACCAGAAGCAAAAGAAGGTAAAAAGAAAAATCCTTGGGATTAATATTTTACGGGGGCACACAGCTGAAGGTCGTAGTGCTTAAATAAGTATCCTAAATACTGCCCCACCTCTAATAACGCAATAAAGGAAATACATGGCAACTAAAAAACCAGCACCAATCTTGATTCCTGCAGCTGAGGATGAAATGATTGGGCAAATTTACGCAGCTATAAAGCAGCGTCAATCGCGCCCAATGAGGTTGTCTAGGCTCGGTGCGTCAGGCATCGGAGAGGAGTGCCTCAGGAAGATTTGGATGGATTGGCGTGGCTACGGCTCAGTTGAATTTGATGGTCGCATGTTACGTCTATTTGAGACTGGCCACTTGCAGGAAGACCGAATCGTTTCTGACCTCAAAGCTGCGGGGTACACAGTTTACGAAAAGGACTCAAACGGAGAGCAATTTACGTTTACGGACAAAACTGGGCATTTTGTAGTCAAACTAGACGGAGTTATAAAGGGTATACCTTCAGCTGAAAACACACCACACGTACTTGAAGCAAAGACGCATAACAAGAAGTCTTTTGATGAGTTGGAAAAGAAAGGCGTTGTCATTTCTAAGCCGATGCATTATTATCAAGTTCAGGCGGGAATGCTATTCAGTGGCATTGAACGAGGACTATATTTTGCCCTCGGGAAGGATAACGAGGCTATTTACGTTCGGCGTATCAAGCCAGACACGCACACTCAAAATGACATACTCAAACGAATTGACATATTAGTTAATGCAGAAATACGTCCAGCGCGTATTGGTGAGAGTGATGAGGCTTACCCCTGCCGATGGTGCGACTTTAAAGAGGTGTGCTTTGACAAGAAGCCGCCCCTCAAAAATTGTCGTACTTGCGAGTTCTCAAGACCAGTTGAAGAAGGTAAATGGTGGTGTGATCATAACGATTTTAATTTACCTATGGAACTGCAACTTGAAGGCTGTGAATCTTACGTTCAGAAAGGTAAATGATGGCTTATTTTAGTAGAAAAGAAGCATTAGATTATGCTATTGTTTATTGTGAGAAAATAGCTGAGGCTAAATTTCAAACTCCTACGGACTTTGTAGCAGTAGCTGAAATAATTTATGAATTTCTAAATAAAGATGGAGATATGAATGTCAAATGTACAATCAGAACATGAAGACAACGGATTTGATGCGTATTGGGAACAGTTCAATAACGTAGATGTCTTGAAAGCATTAGCAAAAGAGATCTGGGACGACGCATTCAAAGCAGGTGGAAAGAAGCCTTGGTTTAGTCTAACTAAGGAACAAATGAAGGCGATTAAGGAAATGGAGTTTGGTGAATAATATGGCAGATTTTTATTTAGGTATTGATCCAGGAACTTACGGCGCGTTAGCAGTGCTTGACAAAGGCGGCTCTATTGTTGACATATATGACATGCCGACTCTTGAGTATGTATCAGGCAAGTCCAAAAAGCAGCGTGTAAACCCGCAGGCAATTTGTGCTGAACTACGCTTATTTAAAACGCAATCAGTAGAAGGTATGATTGAGCAGGTAAACGCGATGCCAGGACAAGGCGTAACGAGCATGTTCTCATTCGGTCGTGCGCTCGGTATTTTAGAAGGCACACTGGCAGGTCTTGATATCCCCTATACCCTCGTCACACCGCAAGTGTGGAAAAAGGCTATGGGTGCAAACGCATCAAAAGACGGTGCTCGGGAAATGGCAATGCGACTCTGGCCATCAAAGTCTGAATTGTTTAAGCGTAAAAAAGACGATGGTAGGGCTGAAGCCGCGCTATTAGCTCTTTATTTGCTCAGGACTAGGAATGGAAGATAAACTCAAAGACGCTCACACTGCAATCATGGCTAGCGGAGTTTGGATTTGTTTTGAAAAACAACCTACAATCAAAGAAGTTGATGATGCTCGTAGATTGTTGAATCAATTAACTGATGAATTAATAAAGGAGAGGCTAGATGCTAACTCGGAAATTAATCCCTCGCAGGAATAGAAGTCCGCTTGAGACTAGGCGACGACAGTCTCGGCATGAAGTGTTAAATAGATTTAACTTTTTGCGGGCTACTATTTCAATGGGTAGATATAAACCTTGGAGATGGTGGCAAAAGAAAAAACCAGCTTACAGAATATGGGAGTATAGAAATCTATGAAGCCATTAGACATAGCTAAGCAATATGAAGAGTTTGAAGAACTTGAATTGCGTCGCGCTCAGATTGCATTCAATGTTCAACAACAGATTAGCGTAGTTGAGAGGATCATTGAGAACAACGCTAAGTATTGTCAAAGCCCATTAACTTGGAACGTAACTTCAGGACTACTGGAGCAATTGAAGACTTATGCTCCAGCAATTTTTATTACTGCGGAAGACAGTTTAGATAAAGCAATGAAGAAAGATATGGAAGCAGTAAGAATGAAACCTTTATACGGAGAAAACACATGAGAAAGCAAATCAGAACAATGCAACGAGCAGCACAGCGTAAAGCAGATAAAGCGGCTGCAAAATTGATGGGTTGGCCAAAGGCTCTGCGTCAATACGCAAAGAGATTAGGCAGTGGAGCTGAACAAGCGTTATCGTTAAGTAAACAAGTTGAAAGGGATAGTAAATGAGCGGATTTGGAGATGCTCCCGTAAAAGGTGAAGGTCAATCTCTAAATGTGGTGTATGGTTTTGCTGAAGATTATACTCCGCCTAAACCGACAGTAGAAACAACTTATGTAGAGCGTAGAGTCCCTGAGCACTTAGAAGATGAAGCGCATAAATTAATAGACAACTGGTTAATATCAAAGGGCTATGACCCAGAGGAGATTTAAATGGCAACAAAGAAGCAACCCGCAGTAAAAGTAGAAGCACCAAAGGTTGAAGAACCTAAAGAGGAAGTAGTGGAAGTTGTTAAGGCGGAAAAGCCTAAGCAGACTGAAGCTGAGATCCGTAAAGAGATTGAAGACTTAACTATGCAGGGTCGTGATGCACCAATGACTGACCAGATTTACGGTATAGTGAAACCAGTGCCGAAGGATCCTTCAGATATTCTACCTGAGCCAAATGGCTTACTGCAGGGGGTAACTGATCCGCTGCAACGCTTTATTAATATGTATCAGCCCAGCGAATTTGTTATGAGGA